CAGCTACATTCTCAACAGACATACCTTCAAGGTCTGCTATAGATATTAAAGTAGCCACATTTTCTTTTATCTTCTCTGCCCAACCACCACCTTCAAACTTATCTATTACTCCTTGACTTAATGCTGCAGCACTTGAGCCAGCAGAGAATATTAACAGACCCGCACCAATAGCAGCTAGGGTTCCAAAGACTTCTGCCGCGGCCCCTTCATCTGCGTCTAACCTAGAAATTCCTAGTAGGTCATCAACATTCTGGACTATCTTCTTACCATCCATATCCTCAATGGTTTTAATTAAGAATGCACTGGAAGCGAATACAGCAGCAACACCTACGGCCGCCGCACCTACACCAAGTCCTGCACCACCTAACATTTTCATAAATCCGCCGCTACCACCAGCAGATGAACCACTACTTCCACCATTTTGTGGTATACCAGATGAACGCATTTCTTTTAATTCATCTCTGATTTCTTCAAAGATACTTGCTCTTTCACTAGCCTTTTCTTTGTCGCCAAGTTTATTGGCGTTCATTGTTTCAAAGAAATTATCAAATCCAGTATTAACCCTATCACTCATATCCAACGAGGCTTGTTGGATCTTCTTCATTTCTAAAAGATGACGTCTAGTATTTCTACCATCACGCTCGATCTCTGATGTAGCCCGATTATTTTCGGACATCAGTTCGACTAGTTGTTCTAAACTGGCGCCTTTTTCTGGTGGTGTAGGGTTATCTTTCATGGGTTATTCCTATTTTTTAGTAAAGGCCTGAGCACCAAAGAATGCAGCAACGATACCTGCTACAGCCACAAAATATGTTGGGGCCATAGATCCTAGAGTTGACTGAGCTTGGTCAAGTCCTGCAAGAGATGCAACAACTACTGAAAAGGGATAGAGTAACATACCGCCCAAAGCAAACCACGCCATCTTTCTCTGCGCATCTCTCATCGCATCTTGGTCATCAAGTTCTTTTCTTTTGAACTCTAAGTACATATCGTGTTCTTCTTTAGATACTTTACCATCGCCGTTAGTGTCGGCAGGGTGGTCGTTTCTTTTTACTTCTTCGGTCATTCTACATCCCCTTATATCCACTTCCTTTGGATTTTTGTTTTAAATTTTCGTCTTCTATATATTGTTTCAGTAAAGCAACATATATTTGCCTCTCCCATGGTATCATACCTTCTAGTTCACTTAAACTATAATGATGATGTTGCATTAATGCGAAGTTGGTTTGATAAAAGTTTTCTAAACTCTCATGTGAGAGGCTTATGAAAAAAAACTATTAAGTCCTTTTAATTCAACCTCATTTTCCAACTTACATTTAACACAAATGAACTCACTATAGTAAGATACACTAGGGCTATCTTGGAAGAATGCCTGTACAAGTTTAAATTGTTCTGAATTTAAACCTTCAATAAATTCTACTAAGTCTGCTCTTTTCTCATTCTTTGCATTATATACGTTATCATTATCAAATATACTCTCAATGCAATCAACAATTAAGTCCATTACACCTTCAACTGATTCAATATTTTCTGGGTTTATCTTTCTAATAATATCAGCTGTTGGGTATTTCATTTTAATACCAATACCGTTCTCGTCTCCAAATAGTATAGTACCATCAGAAGATTCTGGTTTATAAACCTTAATATCATCAATGTTAATGCTTAACGGATTCATTGTCTCACATTCTTCACCTTTACATTTAACTTGAATTCTCATTTCTTCACCAACTGATTTTGCTCTCAGTTGTAAGAATAACATTTCAATATCAAACACTGTAAGATTATCCATTGATTCTAAATCATAACATGATTGAATAATACTTCTTACTGCTTCACTAATTTGCACGGGGTCATTCGACTCTAGTGCAATCATTAATACCTTTTCTTCTTTTACCAAGTAAGGCCTCATATTTAACTTTTCCCCAGTAGACGGTAGTTCAACCGTATAACGAGGAACACTCATTTTTGGTAATGCCATTATAATCTCCTAAAATTATATAAGACCAGATATCGCGCTTCTTAATCCGGACATTGTGGATGACAACGGTCCTTCTGGTACATAGTTATCGTAACTAAATGTTACATTCAATTTCTGGACAGCACTTTCACTGTTATTGTCCAGAGTAATTCCAGCAACAGTGGTCGGAAATGCATTTTCTAACCTCACACCATATATAGGAACATCTTTATTATTCAGTTGCTGTATTACAACATCTGAAGTAAAATCTTTCTTAAATTTTGCATTGTATTTTTGATCATCAAATACTTGTTCTAACCAACCATCAAACATAGTTTTCATATAGTAGTCATTAGTTAATAAGAACGTGCATGTCACATCTTCGTTAATAAAAGAGTACGGTACTTTTACACTCTGTTTCTCTGCTATGTAATCTAACGTAGCTATTTGACGGCCAGGGAGTGTTACGTTTTCACATAACATAGATATATCTCTTGGATCATTAATTAAAGATTTAAGACCACCTCCAGAAGTTAATGCCCCAACAATACCGGCACCACTTAATAGACCACCTTGTGGCGGAGTGAATATAACCTGAAATCTGTTTTGTTTAGCAAGACCACCTCTTTTTCCTATGGTACTTATTAACTTATCTATGGACATTATGCGCCTCCCTGATATACTTTTCTGGATTGGGCCCAGACTGACCTAGAGCTCTTCTTCTTAAACTGTTGTATTGGTAGATATATTGCTGTTTCCCAGTCTGTCATAGGTACTCTTGACATTTGTGACTTAACGTTGGACATCAGATATCTTTTAAAACAAGGCTCATATTCTTTGTACTTCTTAACACCTTGTAACATATCATATCTTAATCGTGCTAAACGGCTATCGGTTGTTAAATTCTTAGGAGCTAATTTAAATAATTCATTGAGTAGTCTTGCACGTGCAACAGGGTTTACATAATGGAGATTTAATCCATAGAAACCGCCTGGTGCAGGGCCAACTACTATAGTCAATGGGAATTTATCGTAATATGGTAAGGTGTCTTTTGTTTTAGGGTCATAAAAATACATAACCATATCACCTACAAGAACCTTACTTCTCTTTTCTAATGCTTCATCTTTTAATAGTTTAGTCCTAGATGGCATTGAAAGCTCTTTAACTTTGCTAGTAAACCATTCCTCGGATTTTGGAGTCCTGGATTGAATTCCTGCTCTAAATGCAGCTGCACTGATTTTATCGAATATAGACATACTAGTATTTATATCAGCCTTTTATTAGTTTAATACCAAGATTTGATAAAGTATCTTCTGTCCATATCTGAAATTTCCAACCTTTATGATCTGCATACTGTTGTGCTGCAGTCCATTTGGATGTATTCTTAATGTAAGTAGTAACCTCATTGATATATCGTTTTGTCTTACGAGAAGGTTTCTTAGGTGGTACAGTTTCCTTTTTAGGTTTTATTTCAACCAATATAATATCTTTATTATCTAATTCAATTAATAAATCAACATAGTACCTATGAAGTTTATTGTCAGTTTTACATTTATACGGAACTACAATTTCTTCACTATTCCACTTCTTAACTCTTGGATTAGACTCACACCACCTAAATGCTTGTCTTTCCCATAAAGAACGGTAAACGACTTTACTGGCATCACCCATGTACTTTCGTTTGTCTTTAATTGTATATTTCCCTTTATAAGCCATTATAAATACCTCTATAGTATAAAGTATTATTTATAAGGTAAATTTCTATGGCAGATACAGATCAAAAAACAGAATCTGACGGAACTGAGGCAAAAGAGGCAAGTGATATTTTTGTGTTTCCTTCTAGGTTACGTTCTCAAGCAGAAGGTGGTGCGGCTCATGTTAGATTTCAAGCACTAAATGATATTGAAGACGGCCCGGTTGTGCATCTATTTGTGCCTCAAGGTTTTTCAGTACCAGATGCAGCTGCATATACTACCATGGACTTGGGTCTATTAGGTGGTATTGATGCAAAAGGTCAAGATGTAATAACAAAGGGTACTGGTGCAGACGGTTTAGTAACTCAAGCAGATGTTGTCGGTCAGGCAACTCTTCTTGGCTCAATTGTCGGCGCTAAACTAGGTTCTGCAGGAATCGGTGGTTCTCTTGGTGGTATGAAAGCACTAAGAGATGGAATTGCTTCAAACCCATACACAGAGACACAATATACTGGTTCTAATATTCGTTCGTTTGGTTTTACCTTTAAATTAGTATCAGAAAGTGCTGAAGAAGCAGATACTGCATTAGCTATTGAAACATTCTTTAGAAATGCTATGTATCCAGAAGAATCCGGTGCCTTTACTTTAAAATATCCTGATAAATTTAAAATAGATTTCTATAGTGGTGGTGATAAAAATAAATATATGCCACATATTAATCACTGTTACTTAGTATCATTTAATACTACCTATAATTCTACTACTAATGCATTTCACGAAGATGGACAACCAGTAGAAATTGATATTGCTGCTACTTTCCAAGAAACTAGAGCATTAACTCGTAATACTTTAAATGAAATTGAAGAAGCACCAAAGAAAAAAGGGAGTGAAGAGTAATGGCATTTTTTAAATTGTTCCCAAAAGTTGGGTATGACTTAACGAATTCTGGAGTATTGCAGAATGTTGTTAATATCTATAGATCGGTTCGGCCTTTGCAAGAATTTGTGGATGATATATCCGCATACAAATTCTATGAAATTAAAAATGGAGAAAGACCTGATATTATTTCTCAAAGATTATATGGAACACCAGATTATTATTGGACTTTTTTCATTATTAATGAATATTTACACGATGGTCTTGCATCTTGGCCTATGTCACAAGAAAATTTACAGAACTATATGAATACTGAATATAATGGTTTTGCAATTACTACTAAACCCATTATAAGAAGAAATAATGACTTACTTGTTATTGACCACGAAAATTCTTTATCTGGTAGATTTACATTAGGTGAAACAATTACTGGATCTGCAAATTCAGCTACTGGTACTCTTACTAAAAAGTTAATTGATGTTAATCAGTTAATCGTTCAAGACTGTACTGGTTCTTTTGTTGGTGATCCAAATGCTGTACCTAATAC